TGAGTTAAATGTCTGCAGTATATGTAAGTAATATTGTTATTAATCAAGGAGCAGATTTTGATCAGGTATTTACAATATCTGATAATGCGAATCTTACCTTGGACTTATCATTATACACAATTTCTGCACAACTTAGAAAACATTCTGGGAGCACAACAAAAGTAGATTTTTCGATAACAAAACTTGATCCAACTTCAAACGGATCTTTTGAAGTTAAATTAACTGATACACAAACGTCTGCTCTCAAAAGTGGCAGATATGTGTATGATATTATGATTACAGAAATATCTAATGATAAAAAAACAAGAGTTATTGAGGGAAGTGCTCTTGTAAGAGAGGGAGTTACACGATAATGTCACAGGTCAAAGTCCGTGTAGGACAAACAGACGCAATTAAAGTTTTATCATCAGGTCTCCTCAGTGATACTGCTTTCAATGTTGTTGGTGGTATTGCCAGTGTAACAAGTCTGACTGTTACTGGTGCGGTAAATTTTGGGCAACCAGTACAATTTGGTACTGGAACAATTTTTATCAAAGGTGATGAAGATGAAATTCTTGTTGGATCTGGATTATCACTTACTGATAATTACATAGATATACGAGGTGATATAAATGTTCTTCAAAAAGATTATTTTGATGATTTAGGAAATAGAATTATCAGTCATGGTAATCTATTTGTTGGAAATAACTTAAAATCGGTCGGTATAACTACGTTAGCATCTGCCGGAGGTATTACAACAACCGGTGGAGATTTATTTGTCGGAAATAATTTAGAAGTTGCTGGATCTTCTAATTTTATTGGTGTTGCCACTTTTAGAGGAGGAACAATTAATCTTGGTGATTCTGATTCTGATGACATTAATGTTGGTGGAGAATTTACTTCAGGATTAATTCCAAACGCTGCTGGTTTATATAATGTTGGATCAGTATTAAAACCATGGAAAAATGGAAATTTTTCCGGAATAATAACTGCAACTGACTTAAATATTTCCGGATTGTCAACACATGTTGGAGTTGCAACTTTTCAAAATAATGTATTTGTTGATGGAACATTAACTGCCGGACTCATAGATGGAGGTTCATTCTGATGGCAAAACCAAGCACTAGACAAGAATTAATTGACTATTCTCTTAGGAGACTTGGTGCTCCAGTATTAGAAATTAACGTTGATGATGATCAAGTAGATGATTTGGTAGATGATGCCATACAATTTTATAATGAAAGACATTATGATGGTGTTGAAAGGATGTATCTTAAGTATAAACTTACTCAGGAAGATATTGATAGAGGAAAAGCAGGTGGTGCTGGTGGAGTTGGTATAGCAACAACCTCTGCTACTTCTACTATTGTTGGATCGGCAACTACATTTAGTTTTTACGAAAATTCAAATTATCTTCAAGTTCCAGATTCTGTAATTGGAATTGAAAAAATATTTAAATTTGATACCAGTTCTATTTCTGGTGGAATGTTCAGTATTAAGTATCAATTATTTTTGAATGACTTATATTACTTTAATTCTGTCGAGTTATTACAGTATTCTATGGTCAAAACGTATCTTGAGGATATTGATTTTCTATTAACGACGGATAAGCAGATAAGATTTAATAAAAGACAAGATAGATTATATCTAGATTTAGATTGGAGTGCTCAAGAAAAAGACACATATTTAGTGATTGATTGTTATCGAGCACTAGATCCTGCTGATTTTAATCAAGTTTATAATGATAGTTTTGTGAAGCAATATTTGACGGCACTTATAAAAAGACAATGGGGACAAAATTTAATTAAGTTTAGAGGGGTTAAACTTCCTGGAGGGATTGAATTGAATGGTAGAGAAATTTATGAGGATGCCGAGAGAGAAATAGATTCTCTTAGAACTAGAATGATGCAAGATTATGAATTACCACCTTACGATTTTATTGGATAATGGCACTTAATTCTTTCTTTTTACAAGGTTCACAAAGTGAACAAAGACTTATTCAAGAGTTAATTAATGAGCAACTTACCATTTATGGTGTTGAAGTTATATATTTACCTCGTAAAATTGTAAATCATGATAATATTTTGAATGAGATAGAATCATCTAAATTTGATGATAATTTTTCTATAGAAGCATATGTAAACACATATGATGGATATGGTGGTGCCGGAGATATTATGACAAAATTTGGAATGAGTTTAAAAGATGAATTAACACTAACAATTTCAAAAGAAAGATACGAAGATTTTATTGCAACATTTGTGGCAGGTGTTCCTCCGACATATAATCCTCATTCAGGAACATTCAATCAATCTGATGATGATTTTGTTACGACTCGTCCCAGAGAAGGAGATTTAGTATATTTTCCATTAGGTAAAAGATTATTTGAAGTCAAGTTTGTTGAACATGAACAACCATTTTATCAACTAGGAAAAAATTATGTTTATCAACTGAAGTGTGAACTCTTTGAATATGAAGATTCTATGAATACTTTTGAAAATCTTAGTACAGGTTCTGAAGAGGTAGATGATCTTCTTGTTGATACTGGATTTATTACCTCTTTAATTCTTGTTGGAGCATCTTCTACAGCAACTGCCACAACACAAATATCTACTGGTTATGTCAGATCCTTAACTTTGAATGATGATGGATATGGTTATACTAGCACTCCAACAGTATCACTCACGGCATCTCCGGAAGGAACTGCAGATGCAAATGCCACTGCAGTGGCAATTACAACTGTCAGAAATAATGTATATTCTGTCAAAGAAATTTTATTAACAAATGCAGGTGTTGGATATACCGAATCTCCAACTATTACAATATCTGGCGGTGGTGGTGTTGGTGCAAGTGCAACTTGCAGTATAGAAACATCACTAAAAGGTGTCAGAAAATATTTAATTACTGATAATGGATCAGGATACACTAGTGCTCCTACGGTAACCATACCAACACCAGTAGGTCCTGGAGCTGCCGCAACCGCGACTGTGGGGTCTGCCGGAACAATTACAACACTGACATTATCAACAGGTGGTAAATTCTATGAATCAGCACCCAACGTAGTAATTGACTCTCCTCCAACAAGAACTGGTGTTGCCACAACAGTAAGTTTGTCTAATTCATCTGGAACAAACGAACCAACATCAATAGGATCTGGATATTCTGATGGAGAGATTTATGAGACTACTGCAACTACTGGATCTGGAATTGGATTAAAAGTTCAAGTTTCTGTGAGTGGTGAAGAGCAACAAATTGATGGAGTTCAATCTATTTTATATGGTGGATATGGATATGCAGTTAATGATGTTGTTCAAATTGTGGGAGGAGATAATAATGGACATCTCAAGATTGGAAGCGGTGTAACAACTGGCATAGGAACAACCGCATTAGCAACGGCATTAGTTACCAGTGGAGTAGTTACGGCATTCTCACTTACAAATCCTGGCAGTGGATATACAACTGTTCCTAACGTTAGCATTGCTAATACTGTAGGTGATAAAGATTACGTAACTTCGGGATTAACCACTGCCACGGCAAGAGTTGTTGTTTCTGCAGCAAATAAAGTGAGTGCAATATACATTACGGATCCTGGTATTGGATATACAGCAGCACCATCAATTACAATTTCTTCCCCAACATCTGGAATTGGAACTTTCCAATTTAACGAGGTTGTTACAGGTTCACCTTCAGGTGCTACCGGAAGAGTTAAGTCTTGGGATGGATCTACAAATACACTAAACCTTGGTGCAACAAATGGTACTTTTGGTCGTGGTGATACAGTTGTTGGATCTGCTTCCTCAGCCTCCTATAAACTAAATTCAATTAAGTCCGAGGATGTTACTGATAAATACGATAAAGGTGATGAAATAGAAACATTTGCAGACACCTTATTAGACTTTACAGAAACTAATCCATTTGGTACATATTAATGTTAGGGACTTATTACTATCATGAAATAATGAGAAAAACAATTGTTGCCTTTGGCACATTGTTTAATCAAATTTATATTCGTCATGATGATGGAGACGGAAATCTCTACAACGAACTAAAAGTTCCTTTGGCATACGGACCATCTCAAAAGTTTCTGGCAAGAATTGAACAGCAGGGGGATTTGAACAAACCTGTTCAAATTACTCTTCCAAGAATGTCTTTTGAAATGAATGGCATTCAATATGATTCTACAAGAAAAACCGGAATTACACAAACTTTCAAAGCAGTTGATAAAAATACTGATGCTGTAAAAAAAGTTTTCATGCCGGTTCCTTATAATATTAATTTTGAACTCAATATACTATCAAAATTAAATGATGATGCTCTTCAAATTGTAGAGCAGATTCTACCATATTTTCAACCATCATTTAATGTTACAATAGACTTAATTAGTTCTATTGGAGAAAAAAGAGATGTTCCCATTGTTTTGGATAGTATTTCTTTTCAAGATGATTATGAGGGGGATTTTTCTACAAGAAGAGCACTGATTTATACGCTTAGATTTACTGCCAAAACTTACATGTTTGGTCCTGTTGCCGATAGTTCTGAGGGTCTTATTAAGAAAGTTCAGGTTGATTATTATGCAGATACTAATACACAAACTGCAAAACGTGAAGTACGGTACACTGCAACACCTAAGGCACTAACGGATAAAAACAATGATGGTGTTGTTAATGCAGCAGACGATGCATTACTTGGACCTGATGATGATTTTGGATTTAATGAAACAACTACATTCTTCTCAGATTCTAAGACTTATAGTCCAACACAACAAAAAGATATTTGATAAATTATGACTGATCATGATATGAATGATATTGTGCCTGTATCTGGCGAACTTGTTCCGGAAAATCAAGATATTCAAAAGGATTATGAATATACAAGAGCAAATCTGTATTCATTAATTGAAAAAGGACAAGAAGCAATTAATGGCATTATGGAACTTGCCGGTGAAGGAGGAAGTCCCAGAGCATATGAAGTTGCCGGTCAACTTATAAAAAGTGTTGCCGATACAACAGACAAATTGGCTGATTTACAGAAAAAAATAAAAGATCTTGAAGAAGATGGTAAAAAGACTACGAATAATGTTACTAACAATGCCGTGTTTGTAGGATCTACATCAGAACTTCAAAAAATGTTGAAGCAAGGTTTTCTAAATAATAATACGGATTCAAAATAAATATGTCCAAGTGTAAATCAGGTTACTATTATTGCTACACTGATAAAAAGTGTAAACCCATTTCAAAGGGGATGAAAGTAACTGCACGATTTTCAGGCGGAGGAAAAGAACCCGAAGAAGTTGGTATTGATAAACCCCTAAATGGAAATCAAACGAATGGGAATGGAAATGGGAATGGGAGCTCTAATGGTGGCTCTAATGGAGGCGTCAGTGAGGGAACCCTTCACAAGTGGTTCAAAGGATCCAAATCAAAGGATGGTAAAGGTGGTTGGGTTAATGTCGTCACAGGTGGGACTTGCGCCAGTGATAAACCAGGAGAGGGGACACCAAAGTGCGTCTCTTCAGCAAAACGAGCAAGTATGAGTAAAGCAGAAAGACTTTCTGCTCAAAGAAGAAAGAAAAAAGCAGATCCAGGTCAACAACAAAAATCTGGTGCCGCAAAACCAACATATGTTTCTACAGATCCTAAAAAGAGAATGAAAGAAGAAGTACAAGTAACTGAAGCAAAGGACAAAAAAGGTAAGGGCAGTGGAACCAAAGATGCCTGTTATCATAAAGTAAAGTCCAGATATAGTGTATGGCCTTCTGCATATGCCTCAGGTGCCCTTGTGAAGTGCCGTAAGGTCGGTGCTGCTAATTGGGGTAATAAGTCCGAATCTGTGGACTACTCTAACTGGAGAGTGGAATTAGAAGAAGCAAAGAAATGTTGGCCTGGATATGAAAAGAAAGGCACCAAAAAAATGTTTGGCAAAACTTATAATAATTGTGTGAAGAAAGAAGAAACTGAAATTGCTGAGAAGAAGGATCCTTGCTGGGATACTCATAAGCAAGTAGGAATGAAGAAAAAGAATGGTAGAATGGTTCCTAATTGTGTTCCAAAAGAAGAATTATCTAATTGGAGATCTGAATTAGATGAGGGGGCTGCCTGGACAAAAAAGTCCGGTAAGAATCCTTCAGGCGGATTGAATGAGAAGGGTCGTAAGTCTTATGAAAGAGAAAATCCTGGTTCGGATTTAAAGGCACCATCTAAAAAAGTTGGTAATAAAAGAAGAGCATCATTTTGTGCCAGAATGAAGGGTATGAAGAAAAAACTTACTTCTGCAAAAACTGCTAATGATCCAGATAGCAGAATCAACAAGTCATTGAGGGCTTGGAACTGCTGAGGTTAATGTATGAGTGAAGTATATCTTGGTAATCCTAATTTAAAAAAAGCGAATACATCAATTGAATTTACAGAAGATAATATTATTGAATTTCTTAAATGTAAAGAAGATCCGGTATATTTTGCTAACAACTATATCAAAATTGTATCTCTCGATGAGGGACTAACTCAATTTCATCCATATGATTTTCAAGAAAAGTTAATTAATAACTTTCATAATAACAGATTTAATATCTGTAAGATGCCACGACAAACTGGTAAATCCACTACAGTCGTATCTTACCTTTTGCATTATGCTGTCTTTAATGACAGTGTAAACATTGGTATTCTGGCAAACAAAGCAGCAACTGCAAGAGAATTATTACAAAGATTGCAGACTGCTTACGAGAACTTGCCTAAGTGGATGCAACAGGGTATTCTGTCATGGAACAAAGGTTCAATGGAGTTAGAGAATGGCAGTAAGATATTGGCAGCTTCTACATCTGCGAGTGCTGTCAGAGGTATGTCGTTCAACATCCTCTTTCTCGACGAGTTCGCGTTTGTCCCAAATCACGTTGCTGACTCGTTCTTTGCATCTGTTTATCCTACTATTACTTCTGGTAAAAACACCAAAGTAATTATCGTATCTACTCCACATGGTATGAATCACTTCTACCGTATGTGGCACGATGCGGAAAGGAGTAAAAATGAATATATTCCCACCGATGTTCATTGGTCAGAGGTTCCGGGTAGAGATGAAAAATGGAAAGCAACAACAATTGCAAATACCTCCGAACAACAGTTTAAAGTTGAGTTTGAGTGTGAATTTTTAGGATCGGTCAATACTCTCATTAATCCAGCAAAATTAAAAAACCTTGTATATGAGAATCCCATAAAAAGAAATGCAGGATTAGATATTTACGAAGATCCTCAGGAGAATCATGAATATCTTTTGACGATTGACGTGGCAAGAGGAATAGGAAATGATTATTCGGCATTTATTGTTTTTGATACAACTCAATTCCCATATAAGGTAGTAGCAAAATATAGAAATAATGAAATAAAACCAATGTTATTCCCAAATGTAATACTTGACGTAGCAAAGGGATATAATAATGCTTATATATTAGTTGAGGTAAATGATATCGGAGATCAGGTTGCCAGCATACTTCAATATGATTTAGAGTATGAAAACTTACTTATGGCGTCGATGAGAGGTCGAAATGGTCAAATAGTAGGTCAAGGGTTTTCAGGAAAGAAAACACAACTTGGTGTAAGAACTACTTCAGC